TTTGAGTTGCTAAGTCAACTTTTTCTTTCCAAAGTGCTACTTTTTCTTGTTCATAAATGATAGAAGGTGTAGTTAATTTGATTTCAAAGTTTACTAAAGACTCTTTATCGAATCCTTGAGAGTATAAATGCACTAAGCCAATTTTAGTTAATTCACTTTCTACAATTCTTTGAAGTCTTTCTACTGTTCTAGCAAAACGAATATCTTCTGCTGCAAGAGTTGCTTTACCTGTAAGGTCTTTTTCGTATCCAAAATATGCTTTTGGCACTTTAAGTGCTGCAAACATTTTATCTCTTAAGTACTCAATATCATTTGTACCATCATACTCTAATCCTTTGGTTGTCTCAATTTTTGTTGAAGTATCACCACCACGAACTGGAAGATAGAAATCCTCCATCATGTTTTGCATGTTGAATTTCAAGTTGTATTGACCTGTTTGTGGATCTACATAAGGAGTTTTCTTAATACTGCTAATAGTCTTTTGCATAAACTGCTCAACTTCGTTTGGTGGAATAGATCCTACGTTGATGTAGAACATTCTCTTCTCAGGAGCTCTCATGATTCTATGAATCAACATTGCATCCTCCATTAAAGTTAATTGTTTGTAGATTTTTCTAGCTGGTTCGATATAAGATCTACCATAAGGAAGGTAGTTTGTATCTGATATTAATCTAAAGTGAGCTACTTCGTAGTTGTCTAATGTAATGGTTTGTTTACTATTGTTTGGAATGTAATTTGGATCTGCTGAAGAAGCTAATCCGTCTGGATCAATTGAGAATGTTACTTTAGTTGGATCTTCTTTATCCATCCCTTCATGTCTAACCATATGGTAAACTGTATAAGGAAGTACATTGTAAACTCCAAATTTCTCTGAGATCTCTAGTTTTAAAAAGAAGTCCCCGTACTTGCACATATTCCTAACCCATGACCATAGGTTAAATTCGATGTTTAATACATCGTAATATAAGTTATAAAGGACTCTTTGTATGTTTTCGTCTGTAGATTTAATAGAAAGAACTTCTCCTACTTGATTTTTAAGTGTAGACTCATCTGCTAGTACATCTAACGTAGAGGCTATAATTGCATCTGTATCCATTGCTTCATAATCTGAATAAAGCTGTACCCTAAGTGTTTGATAGTTAAGGTTTGGATTGAATATGTTTTTGTTATTGTATATATACAGTCGAGAGAATCTATCCAATAGTGAATTGGTCTGATATTTCCCTGTTGATTGAATGTGATTAACATCAGCAATCTTTAACTCATCCCCTCCTACGTTTCTAACTAATATATCAGTTGAGAATAACCTCTGGAGTGAGGTAAATAAATTTCTTTCTGCCATTTCTGAAATGTTTTATTTATAAATAGTAACTTATCCTAATAGCCAGGTTAAGTCCTCTTGGCCACCAGGCGTTTCCATAAGGTAAGGATTATTCTGCATAGGAGCAACGTTATAAACACCTGTATTTCTTTGATTAAGACTTACAAAAGAGTTCATTGTAGCCCTTGAAAGATCCATTCCTTGTTGTCTCATACGAATGGCTGTATCTCTAACATATAAAGCTGTAGCAAAAGCCATAACTAAATCGTCATTGTAACCTGATTGTGCCTGTGCCTTACCGTTTCTCCATATGAATACCCTCATCTCTCCTAACAATCGTTTAGATTGTAGTATTACTGATCTCTCCCTTACGTATTCAGTCATTTTAGCTATTACTAAAGGTCTTGTTTTAAGAGACATTGTAAATCCTGGTACTAGCTTATCTCTTTCGTATTTAGCCATATAAGATTCAACTGTTTCAGTATCTGATCTAGATGAATAGTATAGGTTTTTATATTCCCTGGATATTACTTGTTCGATTGTTGACCATCCAATATTGGCATTCTCTATTACTAGAAGTGCATCGCAGTACTCTGTTGCTATTCCTACCAATACGTTTCCGTATTCTTTTGGGGAAATCTTACCTTTGTATTCTGCTACTTGTGTACAGCTTTCAATATCAAAGACGTGGAAGCCAGAGTAATCGGTAGAGTCCCCTCTAGCGACATCGGCAACAACCATGTAGGATTTACTATAGTCAGGTGATTCCCATATCCATAGATTTCCATCTACTCCTCTTCTCTCCATTGGATCTTTTACATATGTCTCTTCGTAGAAAGCCATGTTTTCAACCTCTATTACCGAATCTCCAGATGATAGGAAGTCACAATCACACTCTTGAGCGGCATGTTTCTCCCCCAATTGTCTTGATTGTTCATCTCTCCAGTCTTGTGCTCTTTCAGGATGCACATCCCATTTTAGTTTAACAGGTACAAATCCATTCTCTCCTGCTTCTGCTTTTTCCCATGTTTTATGAAACCAGTTTCCTACACCATTTGGAGTAGAAAGAGCCATACATTGACCCCCTGTTGCAAGTGTTTGTTGTGCTGCAGTAAATGTTTCTTCGATATTATCAATAAAAGCTGCCTCATCTATTAATAATAGAGATACCGCTTCTGAACGGGCAGCATCTGCATTAGATGATTTAGCTGTTATTTTAGAACCGTTTTTAAGTCTTAATGATAATTTATTCTTCTCTGTAAAAGGTAATTGTAACCATTTTGGTAGATTCTCATACATGAAAATCGTCTTAGTTACAAGGTTTCTAGCTGTTGCTTGAGTAATTGCTAATGCTAATACGTTTTTATCTTTATGGAAGATCATTAACCATAAAGCGTAGGCTGAGGCTAATGTAGAGATTCCTAACTGTCTTGATTTTAGAGTTATCAACATCTTTTCATCTCTGAATAAATGTAATACTCCTTCTTGGAATGGATAAAGGTTAAATAAAATTCTACCTCGAGTTGGATGCTGTATGTAGCAATACTTCTTCATGAAGTAAGCCGGGTCTTTTGCACACTTTATATACTCTTGTGCAACTATTTGTTTGATATCTTGTTGTGACATATTATATACTTATATATTATAAATATGTGGATATAAAAAAACCCACCTTTTGAGTGGGCTTGTTTACTTATTCAATGATACTATTTTCTGTTTTCTGCTAAGAATTTTCTTAAGTCAAATCCCTCTTGTAAAGCTACTACTTCTTTATCTTTTTTAGGAGTTTCTTTTTTCTCTTTACCTGTGAATTTTTTGTCGAATTCTTTTCTTAGTTTTTCTTCTGCTTTTCTTAATGCTGCAATATCTTTACGCATTTGTTTAACAGCTTTTTGATCGATGTGTTCAGCATGCTCTCCTTCTTCTAAAGATCCTACCTTAGCCTCTAGTGCTTCGTAAACTCTTTTCATCTCATCCATTTTGTATTTATGAGCTGCTTCGTTAGTTCCGTTCTCAATCTCTTTCATCAATTCTTCAATTGAATTGTATTTTGGAAGAGGTTTTGCTTCTTCAATGCTTTCTTCTCCTTCTGGAATGTTTAATTCTGGAGCGGGATTTGGAAGTTGGTTTGGATCGTCTTGACGTCCCATTGTATAGTCTACATTTTCTTCTCCTAAAGCATCTTGAACCATCTCTACTAGACGTCTTTCTTTATCAGTTAAAGTACTTTCGTTTACTCCTTCTTCAAATTGTCTTTCAATATCGTGTTGTGCTTGTTCGATGTCATTAGCTTGTTCGTCACCTAATCCAATTTGATTAGCAATTGCTCTCATCTCTCTACCTGGAGCTGATGGATCGTGACTAAATTCTGAAGTGTCTACTTGTCCGTTGTGGAATGCATCTTGTACTGCATCTTCCATTTGTTGAAATTCAGGGGTACCTGGTGTAAAGTCGTCTGCTATTGCATCCATTACTTCATCAAATCCGTAATCACTTCCTTCTTTAAGAATTTGTGTATTCTTTGTAAGTTTATTCTCTGTTAAGAATGTTCTTAAATTAAAATTATCTGCCATTGTGTTTTATTTTTGTTTATAAATAGTTTGTTATTTAGTTAAAAGATATTAATTGCGGTACTGTAGCGGTAGTAAGACCTACTTCCGGGGTGCCTGCAAGGTCTACTAATGCTTTTGCTGGTGTTATTAGTTTGAAATCTCCGGTAATGGGGTTAAAAAGTAGAAATTCATCTATTTTTTTTATAGAGACGTAACTCTCTATGGCTGCTTTTTGTAAAAGAATATTAAGTGATTGTATATTACTTTTATCTACAACTTGAGAGGATCCTGGATATATCTTCTGTATGTACTTATTAATATTAGAAAGTGGTTTATCTTTTTCCTCTTCTGAGAAGGAAAGGTAATCGTTTTTCATAGCTTGGCTAAAACCTTTTGCTACATTCGTATTAAGGGGTTCGTAATTTTCAAACGCTCTTGCAACTCCAAACCTTCCTCCACCCGATTGTTTGCCCTCTTTCCCGACTCCAATGGCTTTCAGTTCTACGGTTTTACCATTTCTAGTAAAATCTCCTGCATCACTGATTCTAAGTTTAATATCTGAGAATATTAATGGGAATAGTATCTCTCCTTTTCCCATAGCTGTAGTTCCTTTAGCACCTGTTAGGTTACCTATTGCTTGCAGTTTTTGAGTAGGGAGTTCAGGTACTTGTGTATAGATATTACCCTCTTTTGGTATCTTAGATTGCTCTAAGTATTTTACTAAACTTCCTATATCGCTCTTTT